GCATCTCAGCTCCTACTAAGCGTAAGAAAGAAGAGATTGATCGGTTTCCATAACGCTCGAATTCAGCTTCGTGCGTGTCAGGTAAGTATTGACTTAAGAAGTCAAAGTTTGAAATGTAAGATCCTGGTGTAGCTACTTGAGACGGGCTCGGAGTAAGGCTAAATCCAGGGGTTGCGTTTACTTGAAATGCCATAATTTTTTAGTTTTTTGTGTTGTGTTTTATCGTTTTTTAATCTTTAATCCACGACCACTATCTGTATCTAATGCTCTAATTTTAAAACCGGAATCGTTACTTAATTTTTGAGGAGAACTCTTTAAATCCATGTTTATATTCTTGGATTGTCTTGAGCCATCCACTACGGCATCAGCCTTACCTTTCTCATAAAAGAAAGTAGCCAACTTTTCAGGATTCATAGCAGCAGCAAGTGCTTTATGGTATCCAGCCGCATCAGTAACCATTCCATTATCATCTAAATACTTAGAGATAAAATTGTTAACATCAGATTGAAGAGCTTTGATTTCCTTTGTTTCTCCAGGGCTAAACAGAATCTCTTGATCACCGACCTTGAACCCAAAACCTTTGAATTCGTCACTGAAAATTTCATCCGTCTTCTTCTGAAAATACTCTGATTTCTTAGCATTCTCTTCTTGAATAGACTGTGCTTGTGATATATATTCCTTGTAAGCATTGTAAGTCTCCGCTTCATCTTCGTTGACAGGTGTACTAGCCGACTCGGTAGGCACCTTGTATGTCTCCTTTAATTCATTGAAGTACTTTTTTGCTTTCGCAAGTTCTCTTTTCTTTGCGATTTTCTTTGCCTTAACATCAGAATCCTCATCCAACTCTTCATCATAAGAAAATTTTTGACTCATAAGATACTCAATATCTTCTGAATCTAAGTCACTTTCTGTAGAGGCATAGTACTCACGCAATACTTGATCAGGGTTCATCTTATCATAATCGGCTTGTAGCTTCATAAAATCGTCAATCCCTCGACCAGTCTCCTTCTTGTATTTTAAGAAGGCAGATACGTCCTCTGGTAAATCATCGTTTGCTTCACGTTGAGAAAACAAATCATCCACAGAGTTAATCTCTTTGTTATATCTTTCTTTAATAAATGAAAGAACGTCGTCCTCAGTAAACTGAGGCTCTTCAACTTCTTCAGTTGTTTCTTGCTCTACTGACTGCTCTTCAACAGCTTCAGTAGCGGTTTCAGTAGGCTGCTCTTCAACAACCTCTGTTTTTTCTTCATGCTGCTCAAGTAGTTCATTTTCAACTTCTTGTACAGACTTTTCTCCTGGCCCTGGGACCGCTTTTACTTTTATTTCCATATTAAATTAAATTTACTGCGCAAAATTACGCATTAATATTATTTATTTTTTTAAGTAAGAATCTAACTTCTTCTCATTTTTTTTTTCTTTTGTCTATAAGCCTTCATAGCTTCTCTTTTCGCCTTGCCCTTTTTCCAAGAACCCGCTGCAAATCGTTCAGCTCTTCTTTTAGATTTGAACTCATAAACCTCTCCTGCCGCTAAAGCCTCATCAAAACTTTGAGGTCTTGCTTTTTCTTCTCCTTTGAATGTAATAGTAGGTGCAGCGTAGTTTTTACGTTTACTATCACCGCTATACGTAGCCATTTTTACAGTAGCATTTCTGCCTGAGTTGTTTCTCTCAAGACTTCTTAAATGCTTCTTTCTTTTTCTTTTTATAGTACTCATATTATCTAGGTTCAAACTCAGCAAGATCAAAACCATCTAGCGTGTCTTCATTAGACTCAAAGTTAATAGGAGGGAGATCCTTCTTACGCTGATCTATCAATTTAGATTGTTGGCTATTTTGCTTGCTAATTCTATCACTCTTTGCTTTTTCTTTTAAATCTTCTCTAGACTTTAATGCCTCAGATTCAACACCTTTTAACTGCATGTTCAGCTGAAATTCTAACTGCATAAGTTCAGACTTAATAGCTGCCTCACCACGCATTCTTTCAATATCAAAACCAGCTTTTGCTTGTGCGATCTGCATCTCAGACTGAGTTTCCATTTGAAGTTTTTGTGCCGAAACTTGAGCTGCCATTTGTTGTGATTGCATCTGAGCTTGTTGCTGTTGTTGAATCTTCTGCATCTCAAACTGTTGTCTCTCCTTTTCTTTTCGTTTTCTCTTAACCTTAAGAAGTTGGTTTGCAAGTTTTACATTTTTAACCTCTCTAATATCTATAGCGTCATCAAGATCAATAGATCCCTTTGACAGTGCCATTTGAATGTTTTGCTCAAGCATTTGTTTTTGCTCGTCATCTGGTGCCATTTCTATAAATACACCGAAGTCATATATATGCAGGTCACTTATTTCCTTAAGTAAGTTGACATTATATTTACCAATCTGCATAACAAACTCCTCCTTGTGTGGGTGGTATTCTAATGCATCAGATACTCTACATGTTAACGCTGTAGCAAGGTCTCTTGTAATATCTAAACTAGCATCAAGAATATGTCTTGTTGCAGTGTTACTGTTAAGGGCCGCTAATTTTTGTAAGCCAACTAATGAGTCTGGATCAGGCATAGAGCCATCTCTAGCTTCATTTAACCCAGTTACATCTCTAAGCATTTGTAGATAATGGTTATAGCTGTTAACTAAAGAACTTATTTTTCCTTGACCACTATTTTTGGCAAGCTCTTGAATAGGAACTCTAGCATTGTTAAACTCACCATCTTGAGTGTAACTACGACCAACAACAGAACCAGTTTGAAAGTATAGCCTTAAGGCATCCTCAGGATTATAGCTAGCGCCATTACCAAGGTCAACTTCATTTAAACCATCAGCATCTATAAATACGCCATCTGGTACAACTTTTTGTATTACCTGCTGTAACTTCAAGTGCGTCATTTGGATGAGGTCTGCAAAAGGAACCATTCTCCTAAGCAATGATTCAATATTGCCTTTATACATTCTTGGGGCACATGCTACATAGTTAGCCATTGCGTTCTGTGACGCGGACTTAGGTCTAACCATATTTTCAGCAAGCTGCCACTTAAGTATAATGTTAGTACCCATGACCATAACGCCTTCATACCATACGTCTATGACCTTTTCAACTTTTTCAAAGCCTCTCTCCTCCATCATTTCTGCTGGTGGATTAAACGTATCTTCTTTCTCTATAACTTTTTCACCCTTTTTCTTGTAAACAAACTTTTTAGTTGTTTTATAATTATAATGTAAAAGAGTTACAGTATCATTATTAAATAATGAATTATCGTAAAACTGTGTTGAGTTAAAGTAGTTATGCCAATCAGAGCTAGACTTTGAAATGTGCTCTAAATCTTTATCTGTTAGTGTTGGATCTATTTTAAGAAGCTCGCTAATGTGAGTTGTTTTTACTTCACCCCAGTAGAAGCAGTCGTTGAAGTTTGGATCCTCGGTATAACTGTATACAACGTTGGCAGGGTCTACATATTTAGTTACGATACCTGTTCCAGGTAGATACTCGTGTTTAGCACACCCCACACCTACTGTAGTTATATCGTATATAATTCTTTTCCTAACGTCATCATACTTGTTCTCAGATAGAACTGTATTAATAACCGCTTCTTCTGCAAGCTCTATAGATGACTTATAGTTAAGTTGCATGTGCAACTGTAGTTCCTCATCATTAGCTGGCAAGTTTTCAGGATCTGTGTTGAACGCATCTATACCAAAGTCATTCTTTACTTGAGACAGTAAATCCTTTGATATCATGTCTTCCTCTATTGTGTCCTGATATTGGTTTCTTTTCTCAGCAGACATCGCATCCTGTGCGTATGCCTTAACCTCAAACAACCTGTCAGCCATCCCGTTCACGACAATGTCTATGAATTTTGGTATAATTGGAACTGGTGTCCAGTCAAGGTTCATGTACGATAAATCGCCATCAACAGCTAGTTCGTTCTTGTACTTTCCTACAGACTGCTCCGCTCTTGCATACAGCCTGAGTTTATGGAAGGAGTCCCATTGATTGTAAAACTTAGATCCACCGTTATCTTTTTTAAACCATTCATATTGTATAGCTTGACCAATCTGAAGACCAAACTCCTTGGTATTCTTTTTTGAGTCAGATACATATTGACTTGGAAAAGATGATTGATCTATAGAAATGTTTATCTCTTTCATCTAATTATTTGACTAATACTTCCCTTATTGTTATATCTTGCAAAGTTAATGCTTATTTTCGAATCTTTTTTAACCTTCTGGTATAAATGCTGCTGGTTAGCCATTATAGCTAATCCTGAGCTTATCGATGCATCAAACTTCGTTCTATTGTTTATATCAAACCTTGCCCAGTCCTGTAAGGTCCTACTAAAGTACATAGATCCCATCTCGTCATTAGACCTATATGTTCCATCCATATCAAGGCCTACGTACTTCTCTATGTACGTCTCTATAGCTGATGCGTGTGCCTGCTTCACAGCCTCAGACGAGTTAGGAATACCTCCTAATTCTTTCTCTGTTTTAGAAAGCCCTCTGGTAGGTTTATCTGGTCTATTTAGTGAATACTTTCTATACCCTCTATTCTTAAAGTGATACAATAACCTAGGCTTGTTGTTCTCTGCTAGTATTGGCATACCATAAAACACACAGGCCATCAAAACATCCTCGAAGAATAGCTCAGCAGTCTGTGGTCTAGCAACGTACTCTAAGAAAAACTCGTTAACAGGAGCGTCATCCATGTGAAACTTTGTTAGTCCGTGTAAAGCCCCATTAGACCCACCACCACCTACTGTTCCAGATATGTCATACGAGTCACATCCAAACGACCCTATATGATCATTCCCTGGTATTTTATTGCCGTTAGAAACCTGCATATTATTCTGTAGCTTACTATTTGGTATCCAAGAAACTAAGAACCTACCTCTATCGTTTGGTGTCCATATTACCTCCGTATCTATGTTACCATTCTTCCAGTGAAACGATCCACGAGTCAATACCCTATCTCGAATAAGGTTATCGTTGTAGTCTATCTGCTGGTAAATCTTTGTCAGGTTAAATATAGAACTCTTGCTTTCATCTCTAAATGCATGGGACTCAGTTCTTGAGAACTGTCTGTAGTACTCATTAAGTGCATCAGGATCGTTTTTAAGAGACTTAACCTCGTCCTCCCAGTAGTTTATAGCACCCTTTGATATCATCTCACCATCAACACCTAAAACAGCCTTAGAAGGCGTCTCAAGCACTGGCATTCCGTGCCTATCTATAAAGCCTTCCATGTTCCATTCCATGGGAACGAAAAGTGAATATAAACCGCTCTTGGTCTGACCATTAGCGTTCCTATTCGCTGGATTTGAATCATAGTACAGTCTCTTGAAATTTTCACCACCCTTGTCTAGAGCGTTTGATGTAGAACCCATTAAACACTTTCCAATAATCTTACTACCCAGTCTAAGGCAAGTCTTTGTTACACGCCAGTTGTTAAGTATGTTATTTGGTCTAATCCATTTACCACTCTCATCATGCAC